CGGAAGGTAGGAGAATACGATGACTCAGGACTTGTTCATCGCCTCGACGCTGACGTTCGAGAAGACCGCTTCGGAAGTTGCACTCCCGGAGGACCCGAACGCTTGGCCGAACGAGATCCTTCAGGAGCTGTTCAAGCAGGTCCCGTACATCTCGGACTTCGAGCCTCACGTCGTCATGGACCGAGTGGATGCTGAGCGAGGCTTCGCCTTCGGCCACATCGAAGTGATGAACAAGACGGAGATTCAGCGTGGCATGGACCCGCAGGCAATGGCCTCGGCGGGCATCAAGCAGGCCCGCATCCCGATCATCGTCCGTGACCGCAAGCTCCAGCCCTTCGATGTCCTCGTCACCGAGAACGCCAAGGTCATCCCGCTCACAGAAGCCCGGCTTCGTTCAGCCGTGTTCCGTCCGTCGGCCTTCGACGTCACCAGCCTGACCCCCGGCGACACCTCCATGATCGGCCAGCTCTACCCGCCGTTCCGGCAGGGTGGCGGCTTCGGCGGTGGTGGTGCGGCCATGGGAGGCATGGGTGGCGGAGGCAAGACGGCTTCGGCTAAGACCGCCTTCGCTGTCACCGAGAAAGGCCACAAATTCGACGCCGAGCATCACCGCATGAAGGCGCGACATGGCGCCGAGCTTCTTGGGCACACGCAGGCCTACGCTCCTGGGTACGGAGATGGCCGCAAGGGTCCGAACATGCTCGAGGCTCTTCGCTTCGGGATGACCGGGGAGGATGCGTTGGCCATGGACCCGCGCCACCACGAGTACGCCGCCAAGGAGCATGAGAAGGGGAACAACGCCTGGAACCCCTTCGGCGGTATTCTCACCCCTAGCTCACACGAAGGCCCGAGCGGTACCGGTCTGTTCTACGGCGAGCACAAGGCTCCCAAGGAGCATAAGAAGGAGAAGAAGGCTTCTCTTCTAGCCACCATTCTTCCCACCATCGAAGCAGACACCTACGCCAGTTTCTTCGCGAAGATTGGCAGCGAAGAGCTGCAGTCTGCCCTTGTGGCCAACGCAGAAGCAACGGCTGGCCCCCTCGGACTGCTCTCCAAGTACGAGCCGATGAGCCAGGAGAAGATGGCTGCTGCCATCTACGGCTCCGTCCCGTGCAGTGTCGTCCAGCTCACGAAGCTGGCGCAGGGCTACCAGGCTTTGGCGGCAAACCACAGTTTCTGGGCGCCGACTCACCACGTTTACAGCCGAGGCGAGGCAGTGCGGGCCTACGGCGAGAAGATTGTTCTCGCGGCAGACACGAACAGCACCGTGACGATGGCTGAGGGTGCGGGCGCTCCTGAAGAGGCAGCTCCGGAAGAGAAGGCCCTCGTCTCTCAGTTCGGTCAGTACCGCGTGTGCACGGAGGCGGGTGAGGAGCTCACCGGCCTTGTCTTCCCCGAGCTCATCGACGTGGACGGCCACACGCTGCCCATGATGCTCTTCACAAACGGCGATGCCGCTGCTCTACAGGGGGAGATCTCCGGTACTCCTGCTCCGGGTGAAGAAGTGACTCTCGCCGAAGGCCATCCTCGAGGCTACGGCTTCTTCACGGACGGCCACGGCAAGGCCACCATCCCCCTCGACATCAAGGCCACCCTCGATGCCGGAGAGGGCTTCGCTCTCGTCGGAGAGACCTTCGATGGACGCCAGGTGCACGTCATGGTGCAGCCCAACATCCAGGAGGTCGCCGGCGAGGGTGACCACATGCTCGTCCCGGACACGATGCAGTGGGTTTCTCTCGACCAGGAGAACGCCGTCAAGCTCGTATCCGACCCGGCGAACGAGGAGAAGACGGCCCATCCGGGTCGTGTCTTCAGCACTGTTGTTCTTCGCTCTGCTGGCGAAGACAGCTACTCCCTCTCGGGGTACCCGCTCGAGAAGCTGGCCTCGAACGACAAGGAGTTCCTCTCCTTCGATCAGACTGTCTTCCTCCTGGCTGGCCTCGGCGTTGCGCCGGCCAAGGCAATGGAGAAAATGGCAGAGGCGTGGGGACACTCCACCCCTGTCGACATCCGCGCAGGCCGTCAGATCAAGCTCGCCAGCGAGCAGATCGGCACCTACGAGAAGAAGGCCAGCGCCCTGCGCTCCCTTGTCCATGAGCTCCGTGTCGATCTCCTCAAGGAAGCCGCGGTCATCCCAGACCCGGTCGCGGTCGATACGGTGCTCTCCCTCGGGTTCATCAACCCCGAGAACCTCGGCACGTTCATCGGCTACCTGCCGTTGATTGACGAGGCGCAAAGCCGGATGTGCGAGCTTCTTGTCGCCAGCCGTCTCGGCATGCGTGATGTCCCCGTGTCCGCCCTCGAGAAGGCTGTCCGTGCAACGGAAGATGTCCTCGAAGGGTTGAAGGTTCTGGCGTTCCAGAAGAACTGAAGTGATCCGTCGAACGCCAGTCGAGTTCTTCCTCAAGTACCTGATTGTCCATCCGGACGAGCATGTGGATGAAGAGATCCACGAGCAGCTCTTTGAGATGGGGCTGGACGATCTGGGCGGGTACTACATCGACCGTCTGCGAAAGAAGCTGAAGCCCCCGAAGCCCTTCTTCCCGACGGACAGGCTGCACTTCAGGTCGCAGCGGTTCTTGATGAAGGAGGGCATTCAGGACCTCTACTTCCCCGATGACGACACGGCCACGTCCTTCCGCATCCTGGAGTACCCCAGGATGAAAGAGTTCGTAGAGTCGATGCTGATTGCCTACGCTCCGCCGGAGGCCATTGCCCACTCGCTGACGAGGCACCGAAAGTTTCCCGCCACGCCCAGAGCGGTGGAGATCTTCAAGCAGTTCTTTTGGAACGTCGACTTGGTCGACAGCGTCCAGATGCGAGCTCTCCTGAAGATGCGTCCTATGGCAGCAGCAGCCCATCCCAGCACGGACATCCAACGGCAGGCGCCGGCGCTGATGGCCTCTGCCTGGAACGATCCTCGCCGCTCAGTGGCAGAGATGCCCTTCTCCCCGCTCTCTACGGTCATGGCTCAGATGCGCATGGGGTACATGCCGGCGGAGATGGATCTCCCCAAGGTGCTAGCCCGTGCTCGAGACATGGCGGCCATGACCTCGTACGAAGCGATGTGCACTAACGGCATGAAAGACCACGAGAAGGCTCGGGACATGGCCGTTGTTGTGAAGACGTTTACGGATGTGCTGGAAGTTGTCGTCAAACCAGACGAGAATATGCGCGAGCAGCTTTCCCAGATCGCCATGCGGACTGAGAACAAGCCCGTGCCCTATGTTCACGAGTTGAGCAAGGGGAAGCACACAGTAGACATGCAACCCATGCCGAAGGGATCTGGAGATGGAAGTGGAGAACTCGAGCTCATCGAGCCGCTCGGAGCAGTTGACCCCGCTGAAGGCGGAGCAAAGCCTACCGGTTGAAGTCCAGCCGTTCACCCTTGTGAACGAGTACACAACGTTCTCCGCGGAGTACACGGTCAAGGGGGAGCGCGATGTGCACTTCCACTTCTTCGAGACCCTGGAGTCCAAAACGCTGGGCAAGGAGTACTGGAAGGTGACCTTTGCTCACTGCCTAGACAAGATTGCTCGAGCTCACTTTGGCTTCGAGTATCCGCGCATCCAGGCCAGCCTCATCGAAGGTGTCCTTCGTTATGGGCAGGACGAGAAGGAGGTGCCGCAGGATTCGTGGTGGATGATCGTGCAGCAGACGGAAGTGCCAGACGTCGACTTGCTGGTCACGCAATTTCTCGAGCTGCTCGATCAGGCTTTGGAGAGCTCCAGCCGCAAGTAGTGCCGCGTGAGCTGTGTCTTTACCTTCCAGCCCTGCGCTGCCATGAAGGCTTTGACGTAGCTCTGGATGTGGCTGGCAGACCCTTGGGGCAGCACGTCCTCGAGGTAGAAGTGCGCCTCGAACTTGTCCCCTTCTTCAGTCAGTAGGACGTCCTTACCCCAGTGCCCGCCCGTACGACACAACGAGTCCCAGAGCTGCTCAAGTGCAACATTAGGCTTGGTGTCGTCGCTCATGTGCTAGTCGATACATAGGATGGCAGCGGTTAGCACTCAACTAGATCCTGAAGAGATCGCTTATCAGGAGAACGCAGCAGCCGCTGAGGAGGACCTTCTCGACGATAGCGAGCTCTGGTTTCCGGAGCAGGAACTCATTACGGACCTAGACGAGCCCTTCAAGCAGAAGAAGCTACTAGGCCGCATACCCGCAGTTCTACCATCTCAGTTCACCGAGTTCGCCTTCCGCATGCCGGGAGATGATGGGCTCGGCTACGTGCCTTTCTCCTTCGAGGGACGACGCCATATGCGTCAGCCCTATGACACCCCAGCTCGCCGCATCCTACTCTTCTGCGCTCGACAGGTAGAGAAGTCCACGCTGCTGGGCAACAAGATGATCGCCTACTCCTGCCTCGTGGCAGGGTATCGATCTCTGTACGTGTCGCCGTCGGCCACGCAGACGAAGACTTTCAGCCACGACCGTATCAAGGACCCGCTCGAGACCAGCCACGTCCTCAAGTCATTCACGACTAGCGTGCTCCAGCAGAACGTCTTCGAGAAGCAGTTCATCAACCGCTCGAAGATCACACTGCGTTACGCCTTCCTCAACGCCGACCGTACTCGAGGCATCCCGGCCTGGGGCCTCTGCGTAGACGAGCTCCAGGACATCCTCGGGGACAACATCCCCATCATCGAGCAGTGCACCAGCCACGCGCCTGAGGCATGGAAGCGGTACATTTACGCCGGTACCCCGAAGAGTCTCGACAACGTCATCGAGTACTACCGTTCCAACCTCTCCACGCAGGGTGAGTGGGTTGTCCCCTGCGATGCCCACGGCGGAGAGACGGGGAGGTACTGGAACGTTCTGGGCGAGAAGAACATCGGCCTGAAGGGGCTGTCCTGTGAGAAGTGCGGCGGGCTCATCAACCCGGCGCACCCTGACGCCCAGTGGGCGAACATGGTGCGGTATGACCCTCAGAGAACCCCGTTCGAGAGTTACCGCATTCCCCAGCTCATGGTGCCGTGGAAGAGCTGGGATGAAATCCTGCTCGACTACAGGCGGTATCCTCGGGACAAGTTCTACAACGAAGTCCTCGGCATCTCGTTCGACTCGGGCATGCGTCCACTCACAACTGCCCAGGTGCAGGAGTGTTCGCACCCGAAGGTCACGATGGACCCGGACATGCTCAAGAAGTATCGGGCACTGGCGCACGGCCATCCGATCTACGCAGGGCTCGACTGGGGTACTGGGGAGCACTCATTCACGGTGCTCGTTCTCGGCATGTACGTCGGGACGAAGTTCCGAGTCTTCTATGCCCACCGTTTCGAGGGTGAAGAGACCGATCCCGTTGTACAGCTCAACATCATTGTGCAGATGCTCAAGGACTTCAACGTCCGTGTCATCGGCGCCGACTACGGTGGTGGTTTCCACTCGAATGACCGGCTGGTACGTGAGTTCGGCACGCAGCGCGTGCACAAGTACCAGTACATGGCGAAGACCAAGAAGAAGGTCAACTGGAACCCGAACTACAAGCGTTGGATGGTGCACCGCACGGAAGTGATGAGCGATGTCTTCAACGCCATCAAGCGGAACCAGATTGAGTTCCCCCGTTGGGAGGAGTGGCGAGAGCCCTTCGCCCAGGACATGCTCAACATCTTCAGCGAGTACAACGAGACGCTGCGGATGATCCAGTACAGCCACGGTCCCGACAAACCGGACGATACGTTTCACGCTGTCCTGTACTGCCTGCTCGCATCGATGATCATGCAGCCCAGGCCAGACATCATCTCGCCGAACAGGGAGGACGGGACCCGTGGTCCGCTCTTCTCGAACTACTCAGGCCCTACGAACCAGGGTTAGGGCTTCTTCGGTGCTGGAGGTACGTACTTCGTGCACTTGCAAAACGTGGTGAGGCAGGCCCAGTACCCCTCGTAGTCCTTGAAGTGGTTGGACTGGGGGCACTTGCACATCTTGCACTCGGGTTCTTTGAGCACAGTGCCTCAGTTGGGAAAGAGCGTTGTGATCACCGGGTCAAAGGCATTGTCCCCAATGAAGGCGTCATCAGCTACCTTCGCTCCGTGGGTCGCACGTACATAAAGGTAGGCCACGGAGCGTATATGTCTCCGTGCTGCCTCGAGAAACCCATAAGCGCTGGCAAGCTCGTAATCGTGGACGAGCCTGTGACGGGGAGCCAGCTCGCAGAGCTTCTCGCTTGCCTCGAGGAAGACTCGCCAGGGCTCCCCATCGGCGGTGTAGTGCTCAACGAGGCGGAGGTATTCTTCCGAGATCCCGAACAGTTCTTGCGAGAAATAGAAGACTGTTCCGGCTTCGGAGGTGCCCTCTTTTTCTGCACGATACCCCTTGGCCCGTTCATATAGCCGGAGGATGGCCGCCCTCGAGGTGACCAAGGGCCGGCTGGTGAAGCCGAGGGTGCTAAGGAGTTTGTTGAGGACCTGCTCGCACTGTTCTGCCTTGATGAGGGCACGCATGGCGGTGTTCGCTACCGAGGCGAGGTCCATGGTGCCGCCCACAGTCTCGAGGAGGGCCACCACATCGACCCTGCGAAAGCAGACTTGCCGCCCCTTGCCCTCGGGTTTGAGCAGGCCCTGCTTGACGAACTTGCGCAAGCACTGAATTGTTACCCTCAGCAGGGACGCTGTGTCCTTTCGGGAGAGCAAGTCCGACTGGATTCCCATTACTTTGCTGCTCATGTAATTTCTTCAGAGAGTCTACCTCTAGGAGCGCACGATGAGCGACCTTCCGAGTCACGGTCTTTTTCAGCAGTCGCACGCTCGCCCGAAGACAGGCGAGGAGCTCGAGGTCTTGGGGAAGATGGCGTCCTCGAAGTGGTTGGGTGGCCGAGCAAAGACTCTCAACGACGCCGTTGTGGAGACGGTGAAGCACGCGGGCCTTGCTCCTGAGCACGTCAAGCGTGTCTGTGAGTTCGCCAACACCGACGCTTTCCTGAAGGAGTTCAAGAAGGAGTCCGGCGTCGGGCACCACGTCGTCGACTTCCAGGGCGGTCCTGCGGACCCGAGCGAAGTCCTCAAGGACCTCAACGATGGTGGTGGCGGCTCGGTCTACGACCCCGGCACGTCGGACTACCACATGCCCCCGTCGGAGAAGCGTGCCTCGGCCTCCCTGCGTGAGGAGGCTGTCCTCGCTCAGACCTTCGGGTTCGACTACGGTATCCCCCTCGAGGACCCGCTCTCGGATGTGACCGACCTTCGTGACAAGCTAGCCGGGGCATACGAGCATCTCTCGTCGCAGCTCTCGGGCCTCGAGATCATGTATGAGGACACGGCGGAGATCCTCTACCAGACCGTGAAGCAGGCGGCTCTCCACGGCTCGAGTCTTGGGGATATCGCCCAGGTCCTCGAGGTCGGCGCTCCCGATGCCAAGTTCCTCAAGATCGCCTTCGAGCAGATGACTCCCCGCCTTCTGAAGGAAGGTGTCTACCGTGACATCCAGGAGGCGCTTGTCTCTATGGACAAGACGGCCAGTCGTGTTGTTGTGAATCGACAGCACCCGCTCGTCACAGCCATCTCAGAGTTCGCGCAGTGCCTCGACAAGCTCGCCCACACAAGGATGGCGGCCCAGGAGGTCAACGTCGCGCAGGCGCAGGCTACAGCCTTCCTGAAGTCTGCGGACAGCAAGGGCGTACTCGTTCATGCCGGCAAGCATGTGATGGACGCTGCGGAGCATGCAGCCCCGCACATCGGCAAGCATGTTGGACGAGCCATGGAGTTCACCCTGGGCTCGGGTGTTGGGGAGGCGGCTCGGAAGGGGGTGGAGACGGGCGTGAAGTATCTGCCGCATGCCCTCGCTGCTGGTGCCGCGGTAGAGTTGGCTCGTCGTGCGATGAATGACCCGGTGGCTAGCCAGGCGTATCACGGCATTCAGGCGCACGTGAATCCGCTGAGCAATGACTGGGATCAGGAGACCTACCGTCAACAGGTGGGCGGCGGCGGCTATCCCCAGGTCTACTGAGAGGACATCATGAAGAACCCTGTTGAAGAGTTTGTGGAGATGTCCAAGAAGGCGAACTTCCTCACGGATGCCGCCAAGAAGTTCCCCCAGCACATGGCTCACGCTGCCACCGGTGCTGCTGCTGCTGGTGCAGTCGGCCTTATGGGCGCTGGGCTCGGAGCTGCTGTCTCCGGGATTCTTGATGCGGCCACTAAGGGCCGTGACTTCCGCCACATGATGGAAGCCAACGAAGATCTACAGATGCATCATGAGCAGGACCCGCAGCGGTTCAACCTGATGTTCAACACGCTTCGCAACGTCAACCCTGAGTTCTCGAAGGACCCGCTCGTCGCAGGCTCATTCATGCGTCGTATGATCGAGAGTCCGATGGGCATCGGCGGTATCGCCGGCGAAGCTCTCAAGCAGCGTGGTGACTATCCCGAGTCTGCCTTCGGAGTAGCCCACGACTTTGCCCGCGAAGGAGCAAAGGCGGGCCTTCAGCACGGCAGGGCGGGTGCGCCCAACGCAGGGGATGGGGCTGCCCGCCCTAGGCGGTAGCCCATGCTCAAGATCAGTACGTTCGCCGGCCAGAGTGAGCACGGTCCGAGTGCCGTCCCGCTCTTCGGCCCGGCGGACTCTGTCTTTGAGAAGACTGCTTCGGCCAAACTTCTCCCAGACGTGAACCGGTACATCGCGTCGCTGCGTCCGCAGAACGGCTCTCAGTACGTCCTAGTCAACGCCATGGGCGCCAGCGAGTACTACGGCTCGAACATCAACGGTGATGCCTTCCCGGAGGCATCCCTCATCCATGCTCCGGACGATTGGTCAGGCAACCCTTTGGTCGACAAGATCAAGGCGAAGACTTGGCCCTTCGGCTTTCCCACGTTTTACCTGGCGCATCCTTACGCCCACCATCGCAACAAGGATTCGACTCGAGCCTTCGGTGAGGTGGAGCTCGCGGTCTGGCACCCGAGCATGAAGCGGGTGGAACTTGTCTGCCGCGTCGACAAGGACAAGTGCGAGAAGTTCGGAGGACTGCAGGTCTGGGACAAGCTTCAGAGCGGGCAGTTCCCCGATGTCTCGATGGGTACGAAGGTGCCGTTTGATACGTGTTCTATCTGCCTCGATTGGGACACGTACCACCGAGCTCAGGCCACGTTCATCAAGGGCAAAGACAAGCACCCTGGTGATGCCATCCTTCGGTGGCACAAGGCCAAGAAGATCCGCGGCGTCTCCATCACTCGAGCGGACTACTGCGAGCACGCCAAGCGAGAGATGAACCGTATCCGGCCCGACGGTCGGAAGGTGTTCGTCTACAACGACTACCCCAAGTTCTTTGACATCAGCTTCGTCTTCATAGGCGCCGACCGTACGGCGAAGACGATGATGAAGATTGCTGGCAGCGCGGAGCTCGCTGAGAAGCTTGGGTATGCTGAGGGCAACGAGGTCCTCTTCCCCGCCTTCCAAGGAGAAGAGAAGATTGCCTCTGTTGTTGAGGACGACCCGCTCAAGATTGCCTTCATCGGCAAGGCAGCCAAGAACAAGCAGAGCGAGATGACCAAGGACGTCATCCCCAGTCAGTTCACCGGGAAGGCTGTGCCCGTTCTGTCGAAGCACGAAGAAGATCTACCGGACGATATCTTGGATGTGATGAAGCATCTGCCCCTTGAGGACTCCCTTTCTACGGCCTCTGGCCTCGGGATTATTCTCAAGCCGGGTGAGTTCGATCACGTCTCGGGCGGCTCAGAGGACGCGGAAATCAAGCAGTCCCCAGAGAAGTTCAACAAGGCTCTGGCGATGATGATGCTTGGCCACCTGCCCGGTAGATCGATGCTCGGCCCGTTCATCGAAAGAAGAACAATCATTGTCGTCGGTCTGCCCTCCAAGGCTACTGAAGAGAAGACAAAGGGCACTTCTTCCCATTCATCTTCCTCGATGCGTAAGATGGGCAGTGCCTACGACAGCTACCGGCACGGTGTAATGAACATGGTCGCTCACAGTCAGGACTTGATCGGAGACATCGCAGGTGAAGACATTCACCTTGCGAAGCTCGCCGGCGCTCCTGCGGACCAGGTCTTCACGCCGATGTCGGTTGCGTACATCCAGGATGCGTTCCGGGATGAGTCGGGGGAAACCAAGATCGCTCAGGCTTCGGCCACCGTGGAGAGGGCAACCCCCTCAAAGAACACGTTGAGCATGTTCAATGCACGGAGAGTTCAATGAGCGGAATGGACCAATTCCTCGCCGAGTACTACGGCACCGGTGGCGGTGTTGCAGAGGCGACGGACGACGGCATGGGCAAGCAGGCGCAGGTCGAGCTGTTCGCGAAGATGGCAGCGGCTGAGGGCATCGACCTCAACCAGCTGACTGACGCGCAGGTCGAGACCCTGTACAACAACACCTTCTCCAAGGAGGCCTCCGACGACAAGGACGAGGACGACAAGGACGGTGGTGAGAAGAAGGAGAAGGCCAAGGAAGAGCACGAGGAGAAGAAGGCCCAGCAAGAGAAGCTTGGTGAGGCTGATTTCCTCGGACGCGTCATGGCTCACGCCTACGTCCAGGAGCTCAACAAGATCGCTGAGGCCACGGATGACGGCTCCACCAAGGAGGCCCTCTCCCTGCCGAAGGGCTCGCATCTCAAGCAGATGTACCACTCGGGCAAGAAGTCCGTGAAGAAGTCCGTCGGCGATGCAGCTGACTACGTCAGCGAGCACGCCAGCGCTGGCGCGAAGCGCTACAAGGAGCTCTTGTCGGGCTCGAAGCGTGACACGCATGCCGCACGCAGTGCGCAGGCCAACAAGATCAGCGACAACCTCAGCGGCGACAGCATGTCGTCCCGCGTCAACAAGGCTTTGGCCAAGGACAAGGGTACGCGTGAGGGTGCGGCGGCTGCGGAAGAAGGCAAGAAGGTCTTCCGGACTCGCGCAGCAACCGGTGCAGCAGGCGCTGCCGCAGCTGGTGGCGCAGGCTACGCAGCGACCCGTGACAAGAAGGCTTCGGCCATCGATGAGCTCGCTGCAGAGCTGGCTATCGAGAAGGCCGCAGCCGCAGGCTGGGATGGCGAGGAGGCCGGCGAGCGTGTCGCTGCCGTCATGATCCTCGGTCCCTCGGAAGATGGCTCGAAGGTCGCCATGGCGTCTGACGTCGATGGAGCCATCGACATCCGCTCGTCGGAGATCCTCGAGCAGGCCGGCTACCCGGTCAACTGGGATTGATCGTGAGGGAAGCGGGAGTCCAACATGCCTGGGCAGATTCGGAATCCCGCTTCCCATACCTTTCTCACGGGGAACAGGCCAAACTCGGCCATGAGGCCCACCACACCTCCGGGAGCCCTGGGCCAGGGGAGTCAGAAGGGTGGGCAAGTTCCTCGGCAGATAGCGGTGGGTCAGCCGAATACGACGGCTCCTCCGAAGCCCTCTGCGGGGAAGATGGAACAGGGGTCGATTACCCCCCCAGCTCCTCTTCCACAGCTTCCGATACCTCCCCCACCTGCTCAAATGACAGTCACGGCTTCGGCCAACAAGTTCGCGTTCATCAAGAAGGGAAATGAGGTCGACATGGCGTTGATGGGAGTTCGGCCCCTCCGGCTGCAAGACATGCTGAAGACCGCGATGGCGCAGAGCGCCTCGAAGGTGAACGTGTCGCTCGAAGCTGCTCGTCAGATGAGCGACTCTGGTGATGTGACGGAGAAGCAGGCTTCGGCCAGCGGCGCCGTGGACCACGAGTACGCCCTCAAGCTGGCTTCGGCGATCGAGTACATCGCCAAGGAGTCTTCGGAAGGCAAGAACCTTCAGGGCATCGGTCGTGGACCGAACACCCTCGAGGTCTCTGAGGCGCGTGGCGGCCCTCACACCAATGACGATCAGGGTCACGGACACCACACGGTTCCGATGAGCACCCCGCTCCAGGCGTCTGGTCACGGCCCGGCGACTCAGATGGAGAACGACTACGCTCGTGCCCCGGGAGGCCCCGGTCACCAGACCACGGCCATGACCGCCGGCAAGGGCAAGGTTGCCTCGATCCGTGGAGCCTTCAAGACGGCTTCGATCGCCACAACTGCACGCAAGATGCAGAAGGTCGCTGAGGATGCCATCAACCCGGCGCACATCTCGGCTGGCGCAGCTGTCGCTCCGGACACCAGCGCGGCTGGTGAGTCCGGCGGTGAGCCTGCCGGCGGGGCACCCCAGGGTCCGACCAGCCTCGTCAGCTCGAACGACTCGGCCATGAACTACCAGAAGGGCACTGCTCACGACCCCCGCAAGGCGGAGCTGAAGCAGTACTTCAATGAGCCGGCGCTCTCGGCCCAGACGGACAAGACGTTGGCCAACGCCTTCGAGAACACGGCTAAGGCCGGCACCAAGTTCGCGTCTGTCGGCACCGGTACGAAGGTCGCTGCGGCTCGAGCTGTCCTCGAGAAGCTCGCCGAAGAGACCAACAAGAAGAAGGAGTCGGCTGCCAACGGCGGCTGAGAGGAACCATGAAGAAGCTGAGCAATGAGCAGATCTCCGCGGTCCTCTCTGAGGCACCGGGAGTCATCCGCGATCTCGTCAGTGAGAACGAAGTTCTCCGTGACAAGGTCGCTCACATGGAGCGCCGCGATGCAGCTGAGAAGCTGGCGGAGACCATGCACGAGAAGGGTCTCGAGCTCGACGTCTCGATGGAGGACCTCACGGCCCGCCTCGAGAAGGCGGCTGAGCAGGGCAAGCTCGAGACGTATCGAGAGGCCGTGGACCTGACTGGGCCCGACATGGGTTCCAAGCTGGCCTCGCTCTCGAACAACGATGGCAACAATGCGGCGGCGGGGTCTGCTTTTGAGCGGTTCATCGTCGGCGGCGTCGGCTGAAACAACAACCGCTCAAAAAGTGAAGTCAGGAGAATAGATCATGTCGACGGTGCAGAAAGTCAACTTCGAGCCGGTCAGCACGGTACTGCAGACCCAGTTCCGTGACTTTCCGCTTGCCGATCCCACGCTCGCCCAGCCGCTGAACGCGGTGGCGCTCGTGGACGGTGAGTGGATGGTCATCAACAACAGCTACAAGCTCCTTCGGGCAGCCGACATCGCTACGCTCGGCACCGCCGGCGCTGGTGGTCGTGCAACCCTTCTGAGCTTCCCCCTCTTCGCAGAGCGTGGCCGCTACGACGTGCAGGCAATCGCCGGCACGAAGATGCCGGTCATCTTCCGTGGTGAGTGGGAGTTCGACACCCGCATCTTCGATGCGGCAGCTGTCGTCGGTTCGGGGGCAGCCATCACGACTGTCCTCCAGGGTGTCAAGGTCGCAACCATCGCTCTTGGTGGACGCAACTACGTTGGTCTCGTTGGCCATGGCGGTTCGGCAGATGCTGCCCCCGTCGCTGGCTACGTGACCCGGCTCTCCGCCAACAACGGCGGGAAGCTGCGTCTCATCAACGGCTGGCGCGTCTGAAGGACGCTAGGAAAGGAAGGAGAAGATCATGAGTGTTCCGGCGCGCGTCCTCAACGAGCTCTTCACGCAGAAGCTCTCGTCCGCAGAGGGCAAAGAGAAGATGGCAGAATTCGGCGGATCCTATATCCGCGACCGTCTCCGCGAGGTCAGCTACGCCCGCAAGGTGCTGCCCCCCGAGATGGTGACCCGCGCTGACTGTCAGCGTTCGGTCAACCACGACACGCTGGTGAAGATCGTCGACATCGAGCCCAAGAGCCGGGCCATGGCGATCTCCTTCCGCGGTCAGCCCACGGCACGGTTCATCCGTGGCAGCCGTGCGGAAGTCGCCTTCTACACGATCTCCTCTGAGATCTTCCAGAAGACGGAGCAGGAGCTTCTCGCCTACGAGATGCCCATCACGAAGATCATCGAGGAGAACTCGGTGAAGGACATCCAGGAGATCGAGGACCGCGAGTTCACGATCCACATCGAGGCGGCTGTCCAGGCCCTCCAGACGGAGGCCAACAGCGGTGTCGTCACGTCTCTCAACGCTACGACCATCGGCGCAGGCTCGGTCGTGGAGTTCTCCATCCGCAAGGGTGAGCTCGCTCGGTCGGCGGCTACGAACGATGCAACGGTTCGCCCGCTGCAGCGTCCGGACCTCGTCAACCTGTTCAAGCTCCTCGACGGGAACCGCCTCCGTTCGGAGCGCCTCCTGATGACGGAGATGGACTGGGACGATCTCCTTCAGTGGACCGTCGAAGACCAGGGTGACCGCATCCAGTCCGAGACCACGGTGGATGGGTACAAGTACAACACGATCCTCGGTCGTTCGTACGTCCGTACCATCAAGACGGACATCCTCCGTCCGGGCAACATCTACTGCTTCACCAAGCCGGAGTTCTTCGGGAAGTTCTACGTGTTGAACAACACGAAGTTCTACATCGACAAGATCGCCAACATGATCACCTTCCAGGCCTGGGAGGACATCGGCATGGCGGTGCTCAACATCGCGGCCGTCCGCAAGCTCGAGCTCTACTCGGGCGACTCGTCGTCTCTCGACGTGAACGCGATCGTCTCGGCGGTCACTCCGGTCGCAGAGGACCAGCTCGGCGCCGTCAACAACAAGGTCGACTCCGGGCTCAAGTTCCCGCAGATCAACCAGTACTGAGGCACTGCCCTCTGAGGGCCTCGGAGAGAGGGCGGCATGGGCACAACCCCGTGCCGCCTTTTTTCGTTGGTCCAGGGGCACCTCGAGGAAACCAAGATGGAAGACTTCTACAAGATCCACAACACGGTCAGGGAGATCCGCACACGCTCCATCAGGCAGGCTGCTCCTCAGCACGCCCGCATGAAGCAGTACGTGGGAGAGCTACGCGTTCTACGTGGTCGTCCTCTCACGGTCACTGGAGCTACCCTCGAGAAGCATCTCGAAGAGCTCAAGGCGAAGTCAGCTCAGGGCCTCGTTGAGGTTCAGACCATGGACGGTCGCCTCGTGAACCTGTCGGACATGTCTGCCTCGGCGACGCCGGCGCAGTCCCCGGCTCCGCGTCCTCCCCTGGACAGCGCGAACAACGACAAGAATCAGTCTGTCGGCGAGAACATCCCGCAGTTTCCCGGTGGCGTGCCGCTCGGGTCTGTTGGTTCCGCCGGTGGCGAAGGCAGCATTCCGGGCCCGCTGGGTTCGGAGTCGGCAGAAGACGAGAGCTCCCCTGACCTGGGGGATCCCGCCGGCGAAGAGCTCACTGAGGCGCAGGGAACTGACGCCAAGAAGAAGAAAGGTAAGCGGTGAGCGTCATGATCAAGGTGACCAACAACACCAACGTAGGAACCGTCGCGCTCAAGCAGTTCAAGCTTGAGAACGTCGACCTCGAGGTGTGCGGTTCGATGGTGGCGCCTGGGGCCTCCATCGAAGTCCCTGACGAGGACTGGGCTCTGCATGCCCCTTCCTATCTCCGACTCATGAAGCTGGGCGCCTTGTCCACCTCTGAGCCCGCAGCAGCCCCAGGTCCGGCCTTGGTCGACCT